CGAGCTGAGGTCCGTCCAGCTGAGGTTCGCCGAGCGGAGGTCCGCCGAGCGGAGGTTCGCCGAGCGGAGGTTCGCCGAGCTGAGGTCCGCCGAGCTGAGGTTCGCCGAGCTGAGGTTCGTCCAGCTGAGGTCCGCCGAGCGGAGGTTCGCCGAGCTGAGGTCCGTCCAGCTGAGGTCCGCCGAGCGGAGGTCCGCCCAGCTGAGGTTCGCCGAGCTGAGGTTCGCCGAGCGGAGGTTCGCCGAGCGGAGGTTCGCCGAGCGGAGGTCCGCCGAGCGGAGGTCCGCCGAGCTGAGGTCCGCCGAGCGCGCCAGCCGGGCCACGTCCACGACCGCCAGCGTGAGCGCCTTGCGGACCCGGATCTTGTTGTCGTCCTCGCCCAGCACGTCCGTCGCTCGGTAGGCGACGATCAGCGCCACGGCCGACGTGATCCCGCCGGATCTGGCGCCCCACCACGTCTTGGCGATGCAGAGCCCGCCGAGCTCGGTCGACGGGCAAGCCTCCGCAGGGTGGTTCTTCGACACGTCCCGCCCGTCGTCGGGTGCCTCGGTCCACTGGCCGGGCCACGACCACTGGAAGTCGCCACGGGAACGCAGGTCGGGGTGTGTGTTGCGCCAACCGAGACGGAGGCCCTTCGGTCGCTCGGGCAGCAGCTCGGGTGCCGAGTGCTTGAGCAGGTCGAGCAGGTCGGGGGTTCGGTCGCTCATGACGCGGCCTCGTCGCTCAGGTCGAGCGCCCGACGGGCCGCGGCCCGCAGCTCGGGTGTCGCCGCGTCGAACTCGACGGTCGGGTCAGGTCGGGGCGGGTCGATGTCGCCGTCGTGGATGACGAGCGCCGTCAACAGCGGCACCAGCACACACGCCACGACGAGAGCGACGTACAGCCAGGTCACGACCGAGCCTCGAGGATGCCGGTCGTCCAGTCGACGTGAGAGAGGCCGAGGGCGTCGGCGAGCCGGTCGACCTCGACGCGGGCCCGTTCGAGGTGATCGAGGCCGAGGGTGCGGTCGATGGCGATCGACGTGTCGGAGAGGATGACGAACAGCGCTCCGACCGCCCGACACGCTGCGCTGACCCGCTGGCTTTCGGTCGCTGAGCGGCCCGGCGGCAGGTAGTGCTCGTCGCAGTAGCCGACCTGATGCCACGTCTCGCGGCCGCACCAGCAGCGCACCGCCCGCTCACGCGGTTGGGTCGTGGTCGGGTCGACGCCGGCGGCGACGAGGGCGTCGTAGTCGCGTCGGGTGTGCCCGGCGAGTGCCTCGGTGGAGGTCATGTAGGTTCTCCTGGGTCGGGGCCCGTCGTCTGCCTTGCTGTGGTGGCGGCGGGCTTCTGGCTGTTCTCGGGGGAAGGCCCGCCCCGCTCGCATGGGTGAGCGGGGCGGGCACCCGACCGCCAGGCGGTGCCGAGGAGGGCTCGGCGGCGGTCGGGCCGGAGTCGGAAGGTGTGCTGCTCCCGTGACTCCGCGAACTAGGGGGACAACTCGCCGCGCCGAGCGAGCGTCATGAGGTGGTCGAACTCGTCGCGGTGCAACTTGATCAGGCGTGCGACGGCCTGGGCGCGCCTCTGGTCGTAGGCCCGCCCGGTTGCATTGCGGGTCAACCGTCGGTGTCGGCTCACGATCCGCCGCTCCGCCTGACGTACGACTTCCTCACCCAACTCGGCGATGCGCCTCTCGCGGTTCCGGCGGGTGATCTCGGATGTGCATCGCTTGCAGTAGGAGTGCAAGCCATCGCGGTTCTTGCTGGCGCGGTGGAACTCCGATGCCGGCTTCTTCTCGTGGCACGACCGGCACACCTTCGTGACCAGCTGGACGGCGTTCATGCGGCCCTCAGCACTCGTGTCTCGAACGCGTCAGACAGGTCCGCCTCCCGGGCGGCGATCAGCCGGGCGTACCGCGATGTCAGGTCGTTGTTGAGCGCGAAGCCTTGGTCGCCGGTGGTGCGGAGGTGCTGCCAGCGGAGCACCTCGAACAGCATCTTCATGCCGATGCGCCGACCCGGCCGGTGGAGGTCGCGGGCGAGCGCGACGAGGTTGCGGTAGACGTGCGGGTTCGCTGCGTGGAACGCGGTGAAGCGTTCGTCGATGGTGAGCTCGGGCTGGTGGACGGGGGTGAGCGGACCGAGGTCGAGTTGCAACGGCTGCGGGGTCATCGCGCACCTCCTCGCATGACGGCGGTGAGGTCGGACAGGACCGCGGCGTACTCCTTGCCTTCGCGGATGCTCGACTTCATCTGCTCGACGTGGGCGTCGGTCGCGCGGGTGTGGTCCCGATAGGCCACCGCGAGGCCATCGATCGCTCGGGCGTGGCGGGCGTGGGCCCACACGTACACGACGCCGAGGACGAGGTACGCGGCGGCGAGGGCGTACCACCAGCGGGCGCTCATCGTCCGGCCCCGAGGGCGATCGCGAGGTCGACGAGGACCGTCAGGGCGAGCGCGCACAGGGCGACCGCGAGTTCCGGGGTGCGCTCGAGGAGCGCAGCGAAGCGGAGGGCGATCACGACGCCTGCTCCATCCTGCGGGAGCGGGTCAAGAGGATGTCGGCGGAAGCCCGAGCGGGGGCGATGGCGCGCTCCTCCTGTCGCTGCGCAGCGAAGTAGATCGCCGAAGCGTCCGAGGGAAGTTGCGCCTGGATTGCGCTGTCGAGCCGGCCTGCGATTGCGGCGAGCGTCCGAGACTCGCTGAGCGCTCGGTCTGCGGCAGCTTCGTGGGCGGCGATCAATTGGTCGAGCGTGGCCGTGTGCCATTCGACGCTGTCGCCCTTGACCTTGTTGCACGGTGCGCAGACGGCCCGAAGGTTCACTGCCGTGTCGTCACCGCCATGTCGTCGCGGCCAGATGTGGTCGACCTCGGAGGCAACGCCACCGCACTCCTGGCAGGTGTGGCCGTCGCGGCGAAGGATGTACGAGCGGATCGCGGCGTAGGTGGGCAGTCCGCCGGTGTCCGTGCAACGGAGGTCCGTGTAGCGCCTCACGACGCTGCCTGCCCGTTGGCGAAGGCTTCGACGGCCTTCGTGGGGATGCGCACCAACTTGTCGCCCAAGTGCGGAACGACCGGCAGGTCACCGGAACGGATGAGGCGGCGCACGACGGGGGCTGACACGCCGAGCGCCCACGCTGCTTCCTGCACCGAGAGCGACACCTTCGGCACACCGATGGGGGTCGGCTTCTGGCCGGTCACGCCGCGTCCTGCCGTTCCTCGGGGGCGTTGATGATCGCCGTCACCGGGACCTTCAGCTCGATCGCGAACCGTCGGATCAGGTCGTCGGATGGCTGACGACGCGGGCGGGGCTCCTTCTCGGAGCCGGTGACGTCGGTGAGCGTGCCGGGTGAGATGCCGACCCGGAGAGCGAAGTCCTTCCGGCTCGGGTAGTTGCTTCGGTCGAGGATCTCGACGAAGGCGTCCCTGTTGAACCGCATGACGGCAGTGTAGCGAATCCAAGCGAACTGTCAAGGATTCGCTTGCACACGCTCGAAAAGCCTGCCTTTGCACGGAACGACACGCCTGTAGCGAACCGGTAGCGAAACCGAGCGAATCTGCTGGGGGTTGCTATTCGCACAGGTTCGGTCGGATGCTGTCGCTCGTGACCGACCTCACAAGGGACCAGTTCAAGGCCGCAGGCGAGTGGTTCGGCACCACCTACCGCGGGTTGGGCTACACGCAGACCTCGCTCGCCCAGGCGTCCGGCGTGAGCACCTCCACGATTCGCACCCTTGAGGCAGGTGGCCGCAAGACGGGCAAGGACTGGGTCCTGCCGAACCCGTCGCCCGCGAACCTCTACCGGCTAGCGAACGCCCTCGCGGTGCCAGCGAGCGAGATGGGCGCCCGGTTCGGCAAGGAGCTGTCTGACGTCAGGCAGCCTGAACCGCCGGCTCAGGGGGGCGGGGTGGCAGCCGACGTGCAAGCTCTTCGAGAAGAGATCCGTTCTCAGCGAGTTCTGCTCGAACGGCTGCTAGATCGGCTGCCACCGCCATGAGCCTGTCGTCCTGTTCGTCCACCATAAGTCACCATCCCCAACTCCGGCGTCGCACTGTGCTATCGCCGTCCCGGCCAGTCTTGCGCGGCGGTGTGACAGTGCGGTCAGGTCGACAGCTTCCGATCCAGGGCATCGACGGCGGCTCGGGCGTTCTCGCTCACCGGGTGCGCGTAGCGCGAAAGCAGCATCGACGGGTTGTGACCCAGCAGCCGGCCGATGGTCACCGGGTCGTGCCCGTCGGCGACCATGTGAGTCGCAGCGAAGTGGCGCAGTGCGTACAGCCGAACGTCAGCGAGGCCGTACTCCTCGCGCAGCGACCGCTCGACCGTCTCGCCATCGACCTCGACTGTGCGCCGCTTCGTCCACCGCTGCCGCCAGAGGTGCGGGTTCGTGAACGCCGGACGGGTGGCGTCCACCATGAACACGTAGCCGTCCGGGTCCCAAGGCACGCCGATCGAGGCGCACTGCTCGAGCTGGCGGTCGCGGAGCACTCGGTACAGATCGACGACCTTGCGGCCAAGCGCGACCTGCCTGACCTTCCTCGTCTTGGTCGTAGCGAGCTCCCAGCCGCCACGTCCGTCTTTCCGCACGGCACGCCGAATCACGGCAGTGCCGGCGTCGAGGTCGAGGTCGGACCAGCGGAGCGCGCACTGCTCCCCCGGTCGCATCCCCGTCGCCGCAGCCGAGAGCACCCACGCGCCCATCGCCGGGTGCTCGCCGAGCAGCGCAACGAGCTGCGTGGCGAGCACGACCGGCTCCGGCGGGTCGACCTCGCGGGCCTCGACGGTCGGAGCGGACGCGAGACGGGCCGGGTTGCGGGCGATCGCGCCCCATCGTTCGGCCAGACCGAGAGCGCCGGACAGGACGACGTGGACCTTCACGATCGACGGTGGCTTCACGCCGTCGTCGTCGAGCCGGGCGTAGTACCGCTCGATGTCGGCGACCGTGACGGAGGCGACCAGCCGCTCCCCCATCCGATCGTCGAGGATGCGGGCAATGGCGTAGTCGTACGCTTCGAGCGTGGCGCCGGCCCAGCCCTTCCGCTTGTGGTCTCGCCAGCGGCGGATCGCCTCGGCGACGGTCATCGACTCGGGGGCGTTCTCCCAGTCACGGCGCATCTGCTCGGCCTGGTCGATGAGCCGGTACTTCTCGCGACGTGCGAGCTCTTCGCCCTCGGTGTCCCAGGGGGCGTCGATGACGCGGGACAACCGCTTCTCTCGCCCGGTCCCAGGGTCGATGCCGACCGTCGCACGGACCCGCCACTTGCCCGGCTTGTACCGCTGCATGGACCCGGTGACCGTCATCGACCGTGTCCGCAACGTGTCCGGTCGTCGTGTGTTCTCACGTTCACCCCCGAGGCTGTATTGCAGAGGAACCTAGCTCATTCGCTGCGTATTCGCTCGTATCCCTTCCATGGCATGGAAGAGGTCGTGAGTTCGATTCTCATCAGCTCCACAAACGGTACCAAGGTAATTGGGTACCGAGCACGGTGGGTGTGTCCGGGGTCATGTCCGCATAATCGGGAGGCGGGGCGCGATGAGTGACCGTGCGGTGCGAGAGATCCGGGTGTGGCTGTACGTCTGCTGTGGGGCGATCGTCGCTGCCGTGGCCGGGTTCTGGTGGGATCACAACGAGCGTGCCGACGTAGAGATCTGCAAGTCCATGCGGAACCTCGGCTTCGCATCGGGGTCGCCGTCGTTGTCGGACCTGACGGGATCGTGCGAGCGGACGAACTACACCGGGCTCATCGTTCTCGCCGTCGCTGGCGTCGCGCTACTGGTGGGCGTGGTCGGCGTCGCGCTCGCTCGAGCCCGCACCGACGCATGAACGCGAAGAAGCCCCCGGCCCGAAGGCCGGGGGCTCGTGACGCGGTGGCCTGCTCGACGCTACGCCGCGGTCGGGTAGGCCATGTCGGCGGTGTGGTGGGCCCGGCGGGTGCCGTGCGCGACCGGGGATCGGACGGTGCGGATCTGCTCGGCCGACGTGATCAGCCCGGCGAGGAGGTCGCGGCCGTCGCCGGTCACGCCGAGCCGGCGCCACGCCTGGGGGTCGGAGCCGTCGGCCTGGACGTAGGCAGGCCCCGCGGAGGTGATCAGGAACTCCCAGCCGAACTCGACGAGGCAGGTGGCGAAGACCCGGGCGACGTTGCGCTGCAGGCCGGTGTAGCCGCGCCGGTCGAGCCACGCCTCGATGTAGGCGTCGTCGACGATCTCGGGGCGGAGATGCTGGCGGCACCCGTGGTACACCGCCGCATCGAGCGGCCGGCGGCCATCGACGCCCTCGTGGACCGCGCACGGCAGGGCGGCGAGCCCGAAGCGGTGGCCGACGTCGGGATCGTCGGGGTCGATGATCGACGCCGGCGCCGCGGGCCCGGTGAGGGGGCAGACGGCGCCGAGGCGGAGGGCGTGGCCGATGCGGCCGGCGGCGACCTCAGCTGGGGTGGCCACGTTGCGGGACAGCGGGGAGCGGATGAAGGTGGCGCCGTTGCCCCGGTACGTGTCGACCTGCACCGCGTGGCCGTCTGGGTCGGCGACGTGGAGCACGGTGGCGGCCACGAGGTCGTAGGCCATGCTGAACCCGGCCTGCCAGTTGGCGGCGTCGCCGAGCGCCTGCAGCTGGGTGCGCTGGGTGGTCTGGTCCCACGGCGTGGAGAGCCGCCAGAAGTCCCACTCGGTGCCGTCGGCGTCGATCACCGCCAGGTGGCCGTCACGGCCCCCTGAGGGGTGCCACGTGCCGGCCATCGGCACCTTCGACCCGACCGGCACCCGGAAGCTCCCGGTCTCGTTCGGGCGGCGGAACACGCGCCGTGGCGCGCCGTAGCCGCGGCGGACCGGCATCGAGAAGTCGCCCGAGCGGGGGTTGGCCAGCCCGAACTCCATGGTGAGCGACGAGAGGGTGCGGCCGCCGGACGCGGCGCCGGCGAACATGCGGCGCGCCCAGTCGTCCGAACGCGGCGACTCCTCGAGGAGCGCCGCGGGGGTCTCGTCGTGGCGCGGTGGTCTCGTGTCCATGGGGGGCCTCACCTCCCGGGGGTGCGGGCGTCAGGGGGCTTCGTCGGCGATCGGTTCGACGACCAGCTCGAGCCGATGCTTCCCGCCCGTCTTCGCGTCGCCGCTGTTGACCTCGATCACATGCACCTTCGCGGCGAGCGTGTCGAGCTTGGAGTCCAAGCGGACGACGTGTTCCTTCACCGCGTTCAGGCCGCCGATGACCTCACCCAACTTCTCGACCGACGTGTCGTGCTGCTCGGTGTTCTCCACCGACAGAGCGTCGACCTTGTCGCGGGTCTTGCGGTTCTGGAGGATGACGACGACGACGGCGCCGGTGCCGGCGATGAGAGCGGGGGCGATCGCGGCGACGAGGACAACCCAACTCGGGGTGACCGCCTCCACGCCGATCACGACGGCCTCGCAGCAACGCTCCCGGCGTCGAGCTCTCGGCGGTCCCCCGTGCGGCTCACGCCCCTGGGGCCCCGTCGAGAAGGTTGGAGACGGCGGCGTCGATGAGCGCCTGAACGGCGGCCTCGTCGAGGCCACCAGCGGTCGGTGATATCACGGACCAGACGCCGGTATCCGCCTCGTCGTTGCCGGTGCCGAACTGCGCCTGCTTGAAGTCCGGGTTGCCGTCGCCGTCGAATCCGATGTAGCTCGCGATCGTGCCGTCCACTGCTTTGAGGACAGACCCGCCAACGAGGCCGTTCGTCGTCGCGGCGTCGGGTTGGCTGAGGATCGTCCACTGGCCGGTGTCGGGATGAACGTGGGCGTGCCACCTGCCGCCGAGAGAGTCGGGGCCGGTCGAGAGGATGCCGACATGAGTGCCCTTCGCGACCCGTTGGCCGCGATGGTCGATCGGCTGGTCCTCGTCAGCGACAGGGCCGGCGGTGAGCGTGTCGAGGTCAATGTCTGGCATGACGATCGACGTGACGAACCGCAGATTGTCGAACCGCCCTTCGATCCCGGCCAACAGGTCTGCGACCTTGCTGTCCATGTAGTTCGCGAACAGGCCACCTTTCGGAGCGAGCGTGATGTCCGCGTCGGTCAGTCCCGCCACTGCGTCGGTCAACTCCGCCACCGCCGCTGTGGCCCTGTCGGTCAACCACTTCTCGGCGTCCGTGAGGTCACGCCACCGCAACGCCAAGCTTAGGTCGGGAACGCCACCACCAAGGTCGGTGGCGAACACGACGAGTTGCACGTCCCCGCCGTCGAGAACGCGAGGTGCAGCGAACCGGGCCGACGACGCCACCGAGACGGGCGTGTCCCCGAAGAACAGGTGGATTCCATCGATCGGTTCGTCCCACCCCGGCCCGAGCGCGGGGTCCAGCGTGACCGGCACCGGCCCATCAGCGTCGGCGAACGCGAACCCAAGCACCGAACTCGTGCCGCCGGTCCCGACCCCGAGCGTCACTTCGGCCCCGTCACAACGCCCCACCACCGGGCACTCCCACGACCGACGCGCCAAGGTGCCGGGCGCCGGGACCACCAACGTCGCTGGCAGCGCAACCACCGAGGCCCCGTCGAAGTCGCTGAGCGGCGCTCCTGACGCGATCGCCGAGAGCGTCGCGTCGATCGGCGACGACGCAGCGCCTTCCCCACTACCCGCCACGAATCCGTTGGGCAGGTCGCTGTTCGTGAGTTTCCCGTCCTGCCACGTCGCGACCTGCCCGTCGGACGGTGTGCCGTCGAGGGCCACGTCGGTGAGGCCAGCGAGGGTCACCGATGCGACCGCCGCGCTCACTTCGCTGTCCCGGGCGATCGACGATGGGATGTGCGCGTCGGGCACCGTGCCCGACTGGATCTGCGCGCCGTCGAGCGTCGCCGCAGCGATCCTCGCGTCGACCGCTGCCTCGTCGAGGCCGCCACTGCCATCGGCGCCCGAAGGGCCCACGACCGCCGCGGTCACCGTCACCGCTGCCGTGGAGTTCGTCGTGATGACCGTCGCCGACGTCGCGCCCGACCTGACCCCACCCAACCCAGGCGGCGATGGCCGCACGAGCCCGTCGAGGAGTTCGCGGTCGTTCGTGGTGTCGCGCAACTTCCACCGGTACACCCCATCGGTCAGCAACGCCGAGATGTCAGCGGGGACCGGGATGGTCTGCACCCCGGACGCTTCGTCTGTGCCGTCCACGGTGAGCGTCCCACCGTCGATCGGGGAACCGAGCACATCCAACAGCACCGCGCTGTACGTGGCGCCGCTCACGTCGATCGGGTTGCCGTCGGTGTCCTGCCAGGTGAGCTCGACCGCTGCCTCGTCGCCGCGGACGATGTCGAGGTCGAGCCGGCCGGGGCGTTGGGAGATCACGGTCATCAGGCGGCGGCCTTGCGGCGACGGCAGTCGTCGATGAACCGCTGGTTCTGCGGGATGACGACGTTCCCGGCAGAGTCGTGCTGGTTGTTCGCCAACCCGAGGAACAGCAGTTCGTTCACCTTCGCTTGCAACTCGGCGCCGGTCGCCGCCGGGACGGGGCCGATGTCGAGCCCGTTCGTGAGCCACACTTGGCCGTCGTTGGATTTGAACAGATATCCGGGCATGTCGTCCTCCAGGTGGACCATGGGAATGGGTGCGGCGTCAGGGTTCGGATGCGGCGCCGACGGCGGTTGGGGGGTCGCCTTGGGTGGTTGGCCGAGGCCGGGGATGCGACCGATGCCTTTCACGAGCGACCACGACCGCTGCCGTTCCATCACGGCGCCACCGTTGGTGTCGTGTCCGACGCCGGTGTTCCCCTCGATCGCGACGAGGTGGCCGCCGGTGACGGACTCGATGATGCCGGTGTGGTCGGCCGCCCGGTCGCGGTCGAACTGGTAGAAGACGACATCGCCCGGCTGCGCCGCCGAGTTGGGGACGGTCCAGTGCTTCGCCCGGAACCCGGCCAACGCCATCTCACACGAGGCGTAGCCGGGGGTGACGAGGCGTCGTACGTCGATGCCGACATCGGCGAGAACTTCAGCGACGAAGATGGAGCACCAAGCGACACCGTTCATGCCGTAGCGAGCGCCGAACTGCTGGCGGTTGGAGCCGCGCGGCGTCTCCTTCACGCCGATGTAGCGCCTGGCGGCTCTGACGATGTCGGCGCCGGTGGTCACGGCGCCGGGTCCGGCCCCTCGGCCTTCGTCATATACGCGGTGCCGAAGAACACGACGTACGTCGCCGCGCCCATGAGCCAGGCGGGGATGTGGAGCCCGGACTGTGCGGCGTTGATGATGAGCCCCGCGGCGAACACGACACCAGCGAGGACCGCGCCCCACTTGACCTTGCGGACGGGCGCGAGCGATGGACTGTTCATGGTGATTTGCCTCCAGATGGGGGGGTTAGAAGCCGGGGCGGTCGAAACCGCGGAGCGAACCGATACGCCAACGGGCAGCGGTCCACGAGATGATGACGAGTCCGTCGCCGGTGCCGACCCCGTCGGTGATGGTCTCGTTGACGCCGGTACCGAGCGAAGAACCGCCGCCACCACCACCGCCGCCTTGAGTGGAACCCGACCCCGCACCACCGCCACCGCCCGCGTACCCAGCGCCACCACCACCGCCACGGTCGCCGCCGTTGCCACCCGCCCCGCCGCTGCTGGTGGTGCCGTTCGTGCCGCTGTTGCCGTTCGACGTGCCAGTGCCGCCCGAGCCGCCAGTGGCCCCCGACGCCCCCGCTCCACCGTTGCCTGTCCCTGCTGCCGCGGCGGCGCCATTCGTCCCGATCGTGCCGCCGTCCCCACCTGAGCCGCCAGCGGTGCCTCCGGTCCCGTAGGCGCCGTCACCACCGCCACCGGCGGCGACGATGTAGCGGACGAGGCTCCCGGACCCGACCGCGAAGTCGTTGTGAACCTCCGACGTGGCGCCGCCTCCGCCGCCACCGCCGATGCCGCCGTTACCGCCGACACCGAGCGTGCCACCGCCGCCGTTGCTGCCTCCCGCTGCTGTTGAGAGCGCCGACCCGCCCTGGCCTTTCCCGCCGACCATGACGCGCAGCACGTCACCAGGGGTGACAGACAGGTCGCATTGCACTTGGGCGCCGGCACCCGCGGGTGTGGTGACCGCGGCTCCGGCGGAGAGCGTAAACGTGATACCGCCGAGAACAGCGGTGGTGGAGTTGATGCTCGGGGTGGGTGACGGGCTGCCGGGGACCGAGTCGGTCGAGTACAGGTTGGTGGTGACACCACCGGCCGCGGTCGTGTTGTTGTTCGTCCAGTCGGACCCCGCCACGGTGCCGTTCAGTGTGAGCAGGACAGCACGGTGCCGGCCCGACGTGGGGGCTGGGGCGGTGGGTCCGGTCCACCCGGCTGCGGGTGACGTGAAGTTGCGTCCATCGGTGACGACCGACGACGTCACCGTCACCGAAGCACCGGTCGGGTCGCGGAACCCGTAGCACTGGAACGACGCTAGACCGTTCGTCGAACTGAACGCAGGAGCCGAGTCACCGGACTGGGCGGTCCGAAACCACACGGAGATGCGCGACACCGTCGACCCGTTCAGCCCTGACCCGGACCCGAGAAACGTCCACCCGGACGGCACCGTGACCGTGGGGGTGGACGTGTACGTCTCCTGACAGACAACAAGATGCCCGTCGCCTGCTGCCCAACCCGACGGCAACGCCGGGCTCGACGAGGCGGGCAGCCCGAACCCGCGGTACAGCGACGGAGGCCGACCCAGCCCACCGGCAGCGCCGACTGCGTTGACGCTGACCTTCGTCACGCCCGCTGGAACCACGAACGACTGGGTACCGCCCGTGTAGGTGAAGATCTCGGCGCTCACGTCTGGCTCGTGTACTTCGTGCGGAACGTGAGCCCGTACGCGAAGTCGCCGGCTTGCGTGCACGCCACCTGCACCGCGCCACCCTTCGCGCACGACAGGTTCGTGTAGAAGCTGGCGTGGTCGTCGTCGGAGTCGTCCGGCTGCGCCACGCCCGCCTTGATCGTGTACGGGAACGCGTCGATCGTCGACTGGTCGGGATGCCGATAGCGGACCTCGATGATCGTGTCGGTGTCGCCCGCCTGCTGGAGCGCCCACGGATGCCGGTAGAGGAGGATCGGGTTCTCGTCGACCGGCCACCACTCCGAATGTCCCAGGTCCGTCGGGTCCGACGAGTCGAGCTCCGCGAGCAGATACCCGGATTGGGTGAACGTCCCCAACTCCGACGTGGACAGCACACCGAACGAAATGCCCGCCCCGAGATCCGACGCCGAGATGTTGTCAGAGCGTCCCGTCAAGCTCCCGGGCGACGCGAGGTCGACGAAACGCTTCTGGCGTAGCGAGTCCTCCTCGGCGAGCGAGTTGGCCTCGATGTCGTAGATCAGGTTCCCGTACTGATCCTCCGACGGGGTGATGCTCATGCACCGGTAGAGGGTCTTCGTGCCGTCGATGTCCGGCAGGAAGATGCCGTCGCCAACGTTGAAGTCGATGAGCGGGCGGTCGTCGCCGTTGCGGGGCACGACCCTCGCTTGGACGGAGACGGTGTTCTCGTCGTCGGTCGCCTCGGCGATCTCCGCGTCGACCAACTGGTCGACCGCGGCCTCGACCGTGTAGTCCGAATGCGTCACCGACACCGTGCCGGAACCGGCGGTCCCCCGGTACTTCCAGCCCTTCGACCAGCGAACCAACGCCTGAGCGGTCACTGGTCCCGCTCCTGATGCTTCAGCTCAACGATGTTCGGAATCCGACCCGAGACCGCCCCGAAGAACTCACCGGAGAACGTCGGCGCCGACGTCGGTGTCGTGTGAAACGTGCCTCGCTCGCGCCACCGGTACACGTACAGCGTCTTGCCGGTGACCGACACCTTCAGGTCGCAATGCGCTGCGGTGAGGGCGACCAGCCAGTCGTCGAGCTTCATGCCGATCGAGAACGGGGCGTCCGCGATCAGATCGAAGGCGTTGCCGTTCGAGTCGACCGTCCCGTCGCCGTTGGGGTCGTCGATCGTCCAGTCGGCGAGCAGGTCTTGTTCGTCCTGCACCTGGGCGAGGACCGACTGGATCATCTGGGTGACCGTGCAACCACCAGGGGTCGCTGACGACTTCCACTGCGGGTAGACGGTCGTGCCGGTCGAGAAGCCGGTGCGGAACCGGATCGTCGTCCCGTCGATCGCACCATTCGACGCGTCGACGACCTCGTAGATCACCGCCCCGAACAGCGGTTGCGTGTTGGCGGGGAGTCCTTGGATGTCGAACGCCCACCGATGCGTCGCAGCGCTCAGCTTCGCGCCGCCGTGGCGGGTCTTCGGCCACGACGACTCCGGCGGCGTCGCCCCCTGCCCCATCGGCGCTGAGTCCAACCAGATCGTGCCCTGGTCTTTGAACCCGAAGTGACCAGCGACCGACAGGCCGGATGAGACAGTGTCGTCGAACCAGAAGTACCGGTCGGTCGACGCGTCGAACAGGAACGTGAACGCATCGACCCACGGCGCCGAGTAGTCGCCGAGGTCGGAGAACATCGGCCGCAGGAACGTCGGCGCGCCAAGCCCGGAGATGTCGTTCTCCTTCGACATCCACCCGAAATGGCGGGTGTCGATGTTGAAGTCCTCCGTCCCCGGTGCGGGCGGGAGGACGGCTTGCCGCCATTCCGACAGGAGACCTTTCGTCGCCACGCTGCGCCGTTGGGCGTCCTCGTTGCCTTGGGAGTCGATCGATGTCTGCTCGCGCGGCCGGATGACCTGCGCGCTGTAGTCGGTGCCGTCGACCGCGTACCGGACGATCCGGCCGCGCTGAAGTGCCGTGGCTTCGCTGTTGACCGTGGTGGTCGTGTCGTCGGAGGTGAGGACGGGAACCTCGAGCTGCCCGGAGTCGGCGATGTTGAGCGCCACCTGGAACTTGCGTGACCCGACCACGTCCGTGGCGAAGTCGAGCACCTTCGTCGTGTTGTCGGCCTCGTACAGCGACGCTGTGATCGGGTACGGCTCGTCGTCGATCGGGTCGGGGGTGGGAACGTCGACGGTCATGCGATCACGAACGGGCCGGTCGGCAACCAGATGTCGCACGTCCCGAGCGACGACCCGTCACCGGCGATGTTCGGGTCACCGAGGTGCAGCGGCCCGACGCGACCGGTGGCTGTGCCGGTTTCGCCGCCCCAGGTGAGCTCGAGTGTCTTCGTGCCGTCACCGCTCGTGCGGTTGGTCAGGTTGGTGCGTATCCAGTTGACGTTCGACAACCAGCCTTCGAGGTTGTCTGATGTCGCGTCGCCGTTGGGGTCGACGTCACCGAAGATGATGAGCTGCAACGTCTCGCGGAACCCGTCGCCGCGCTGCGGGTTCAGCACCTTCCCGCCGGACACGCGGGTGTCGTCGCCGACGGTGTCCTCGTCGCGCTTGAGCACGTGGAGGTTGAGCACCTGGAGCATCGGCTTCTGGAAGTCGACGCCGTCAGCGGTGAGTTGTCCGAGCCGGGCGTCGGGGGTCCAGCCCATCAGCGTCTCGTCGCGAGGAACTTGCCGGCACGCACACCACGGACGGTGTCGGACACGGTCGGGGGACGCTCGTAACCGGTCTGGTCGATGTGGATGTGTTCGTCGCCGCGTGGCAGCTGCGCGATGGCTTGTGCGACCGCGGCGGCGATGCGAGCGGTGAGGTCGCCGTCGTCGCGTTGGAACGTCTGTGTCGGCGTCGGGAACGACACCCGGGAGACGGTGCCAGCGACGTATCCGCCGGCCGCGAAGTGGTCGATCTGGCCAGCGTTCAACCGGTCGAGAGCCTCGGTCCCGACCCGGTCTACGGCATCCTTGCGGATGACGTACTCGCCGGGGGTGAGCATCGCCGGGTGGGTGTCTTGGTTCCCGATGCCAGGGATGAGCCCGCCGGCCGCGTACGGGGTCCAAGAGCCGTGCTCGTACTCGAAGCGTTGCCCCGTCCCACCGAACCGGATCTTGTCGCCGGATGACACCCCGAACGACGGCCACGCCCCGTCCGCCGCGAGTTGCGCCGCGCCACCCGAGCCCACGACGTCGACGACCCATGTGGTGCCGTTCCAGGTGAACCACTTGCCGCCGACCTTGCCGGTCGTCCCGACCGTGGGGTTCTTCGGGAAGCTGTTGAGGAACGCTGCCGCTGATGCGCCACCGGACGGTGCTGGCCCACCGCTTGCGGCCGGGTGGGTCGCTTGGTAGCCGGGTCCGGGCGTTGTTGACCCCGCCCCAGGGGTGAGGGGAAAGTCCGGTGGAAGGCTGCCGGACGGGCCGCTGCTGCCGCCGCCGAACACGAGGTCGTGTGCGATCCCGCGGAGCTGGTTGAACAACTGTGTCGCTGCGGCTGCGGCGGCGATCTTCCCCCCGACCTCGTCGGCCTTCTTCCCGAGCGCGTCGAGCTTTTCGGTCCACTGGTCGGCGACGGACTGCGCGATCAATCCCTGGTCGGCCCAGTCCTGGATCTGGTTCTTCAGGCCGGGGATCGCGTCGGGGTGGGACTTGATGAAGTCGTACAGCTCGGCGAGCTTCTGCTGCTCGGCGATGAGCGACTTCACGACATCGTCGCCGGAGGCTGCCAGTTGGTCCTGCTGGACCTTCGCCTCCGCTTGGGTTTGCAGGAGGCCGCGCTGGGCGGCGGATGTTTGATCGGCCGCGTCGGCGACGCGGTCGCGGGCGTTCGCCTGCTGGTCACGCAGATCGGCAACCTGGGCGGACAGATCTCGGTACCGGTTGGGGTCACGGAGCGGGTTGACGTGAGCGAGTTCCGCTTCCTTCTCGGCGAGGTCCCGCGTGGCGTTGTTCAGTTCGCGTTGCGCTTCCGCCTGGCTGCGTCGAGCCGACGCGATCCGGTCCTCGGCGTCGGCGAGCGCGTTCGCTTGGGAGATCTGCCCAGCCCGTGCCGAGTCGAGCGCTCGAGCGGCCGAGGCCGACTGATCGGCCGCGGACTTCGAACGGTCCAACGCCGACGCGTACGCGTCCTCAGCTGATGAAAGGGCGTCCGTCGCTGCCTTCCGACGGGTCGGGTCGTCACCAACATGGGCGAGCGCTGCTCGAGCTTCCTGCACGCGACGGGTCGCGCCTGCGAGGTCGCGTGCTGCTTCCGCCTGACCGCGTTGGGCAGCAGCTACCGCCGATGCGGAGTCGGCGATGCCGAACGGGTCGGGCTGGGTGCTGCTCGCTTGGTTGTGCTTCTCGGTGGCTTGGTTGAACGCGTCGATGGCATCCATCGCGTCGAGGATCGGCGACGTTGCTGCACCGAGGTTGTCGGCCCAGTTCTTCGCCTTCGACTTGTTCTTGTCGAGCGCGATCCCGAACCGGTCGACCGACTTGGCTTGATCGTCCGTCGCCCCCGACTGTGCCTTGCCTGCCTTCTCGGCGTCGCGAACGAGGCGGGTCCATTCCTTGATGAGCGCGTTGGTGCGCTTGTAGCTGTCCGACGAGTGATCCTGTTCGTCGTTGACCTTTTTCAGGTCGTCGAGGAACGATCGGGCGGCCTTCGGGCCTTCGGTGTCCAGCAGGTTCTCGAACGTGCGCTTGAAGTAGGTGGCTGTGCTGCTACGTCCAACTCCGCCCAGTTGGAACCGGTTGGCGATCCACTCGCCAATGTGGAAGATGTCGGTCCACTCGGGCTTCGATTCCTCGGCACGGGCAGCTTCGGCGAACGCCTTGAGGAAGTTCCGGCCTCCGTCGGTCGCTTCGGCTTGGAGGTGCCGGTAGGTGTTCTTGAGTTTGCCTTCGATGCCGGCGAGCTTGTCGATTCCCTGCAATGCGAAGTCGACGCCGATCACCGTCGTCAGGGTGATCCCGCCCGCCTTGCCGAGCGTGCCAGCGAGCCCCGCCAGTCGGGACGCCCCGGCCTCTTGCGACAACGCGAACGCGTTCCACTTCGCCTGCGCGGCTTCCTCCGCCGCGGCAGCCTCCTCGACCGACACCGCGAGGAGACGTTCCTGCTCCGCGACCGCCGCCAACGCGCCCTCGTACACGTACAGGTCCGCCGCCGCCGCTTCGGACACGGCCGCCTGCCGAGCTTCAGCCGCGGTCGCCTCTGCGATGTCCGAGGCGGCCTTCTTGCCCTTCCCGGTCCACCCAACAGCAGCACCGCTGGCCAAGAGTGCGGCCTCGGAGAGGCCAACCGCGGAGATGGGCGCAGCAGCCTCGGTCGCTGCGGTCACAGCAGTCTCGGCGGCTTCCTTCTCCGCGAGCGCCAACCGCTCGGCCGACTCCGCGGCCTTGTCGTTAATGAGCGCCAGCCGTTCCGTCGCGTCGACCGCCGCCAGTTCGCGGCCCGTCACCGAATCGAACGCGACTCCGACCTTCTGCCAGCCGGCGGCAACCTTCGGGAGCGCGTACGCCCCCAACGTCACGAGCCCGCCGACCGTCGCCGCGGTGGCGGCACCGAACGCGCCGATCGCGATCGTCGACTGCGCCGCCGCTGGGAGATCGTTGAAGATCCCCAACAGTTCGCGGCCCGCCGCCGAGCCGGCCTTCCACACCGGCAGGAGCCCCTTGCCGAACGCTGCCGCGGCGTTCTCCGCCGCCGCCGCCGACCGGCGCTGACTGTTCGCCAACTGGTCCGCCGTGCGGGCGAAGTCGCCCTGGATGCGTGACCCGTTCTTCCCGGTCTGCTCGTACAGCGACGCGACCGTCGCGAGCACGCGTTCCTGCGGCGACAGGATGCCCTTGGCGCTATCACGGAGCCCGAGCTCGAACGCCTTCTGCTTCAGCGTCGCGTCCGACAGGAGGACGCCGTACTCGCGGATCGGTCGGGTCCGCCCTTGGAGCGCCGACGCGACAGCGTCGATCGCCTGCTCCGGGGTCGTGTTCTTCGCGGACGCCATGTCGGCGGCCAATTGGACGAGCCCCTTGGAGAAGTTCGGCAGCTCACCTGTCGCGACGTGCGCGGCCTTGCCGAACACTGCGAACGTCGTCGCTGCTTCGGTCGCCTCGTTCTGCGACTGGCCGAGCGCGTCGTCGGCGGTCTTCGCCCACTTCGCGATCTCGTCGGCACCGCGGCGGCCGAACACCTGCTGGGAGAACTGGACGGTCTCGTTCAGGTTCGACGCGGCCTTCACGGCACCATCGAGGCTCGTGAGAACACGACCGCCCGCGTACGCGGCGCCGATGCCGACGCCGACCATCGCGGCCTGCGCTGCGGCCGACTGCTGTTGGACGACACCAAGGTTCGCTTCTGCCGCGGTACCGGTGGCCTTCAGGCCGGCGACAGCACCCTTCGCGTCAGCGTCGATGATGAGGAGGAGGCGTTCCATGCCGACAGCCATCAGCTACCTCCCCCTTAACTTCTTCCTGCGGTCCTGCCGAGCCTTCGCCTTGTTCGACTCGAGGATCACCCACAGATCGCGGGGGGTCGTCGACCGGCCGGTCACCATCGACACGTCGCGGCCTTCGCGGTGCGCCCACACGATCAGGGCGTCGGTGGGTCGCCCTCCAAAGGGACGCCGTCCTCCCCGAACGTCGTCGACCGGTCCTTGTCGATGAGGTCGACGAGGGCGGTGAACTCGAGGAACTCGCCGGCGGTCTTCGGTCGATCCATCGGTTCCTCACCGACGAGCCGACAGCATTCGACGTACACGTCCCACGCCATCGTCCCGGACGCAGCGGGTGAGCGCATCATGGTCATCCAGCTGATGTTGTGCTTCAACGCGATGCGTTCGACGACCTCGATCGCGAGGTCGTCGATCCGCACCCGTCGGCCCGACGGAAGCTTCCACGCCCAGTCGCCATCGAGTACCGGCCGCATCGCTTCGCGCGTCGACTTAACGAGCTGGTCGAAGTCGCCGTGTGCGGCCTCGACCAACTCGTCGAAGACAGGCTCGGTGAGCATCAGGCGGCGTCGGAGAAGTAGTAGGCGACGCCGGGGTTCTGCGCGGTGATCGTCACCTCGCAGGTGATGACACCCTCGACCGGTTCCTTCGTCTTCACGTCGAAGAACCCGGTTCCGCGCCACTGGTGCGACGCGGTCGAGGGTGCGGACCGGTCGAGCTTGATCGTGAACGTCTTCGCGGCGCCGTCGTTCAGCAGGAACACGTTCGACGAGTTCGCGTCGACGAGCCCGGAGATCGTGGCGGCGAAGTTGGGGAGCCCGACCTTCGCGGACTTCGACGTGTCGCCCATCACCGTGGACGGGTACTTGTCGCGGCTGGTGTCGACGTCGACCTCGGTGAGTCCGACGATCTCGGTCTCGGTCGTGCCGGACAGGACGACGGTCAGGATGCCGTTGTCGCCGGTCATCGCATCGAATGACATGGTGGGTTCCTCCCGTTGAAGGGGTTGTTGGGTTTGGTGTGCTGACGCGCGGGCCCAACAACCGTGGGGACTCCGTCGTGAGCTCGGTTGCGCGGCCCGTTCAGGCCGCGGCGACTACTTCCGCTTGCGCGGCACGATCTGTTCGCCCACCTTCACCTCGGCCTTGGCTGAGGGCGGGGCGACCTGGCCGCCGGCCGCGTACACCGGTTCGGCGTCGCCGACGGAGATGAGGTACTGCGCCTTCGGCTCCCACAGGTCCACGACAGACCCGACCGGCGGCCAGTCCGAATGGCGGTCCATCTTCCCGGCCTGCTCGCGGAGCAACTTGACCTTCATCCGAACACCTCCCGTAGCGCCGCCGTCTCGGCGACCTCGAACGCTGCCTTCGCGGCCGGTTCACCAGCGACGGTGCCCTTCGCGAACGGACGTTTCCCCTTCGACCCGCCGGTGTTCTTCGCCGACGCGTAGAACTCGCCGCCGATAGTGAGCGCCTTCGCTCCCTTCAACGCCCGACCGCGTTTCCCGGTGCGCCGACCTCGAGGGGAGATGTCGTGCTTGCGGGTGTCTCCCTCGATGAACTGCCACGGACCTGTCGCTGTGATGACCGCACGATTCGAGGTGATCACGGTGCGGACACCGAGACGCGCGCCCTTCTTGCCGACACCGGAGAGCCGGGCTGTCCCGTGCGTCTGGGCGAGTACCTCCGCGGTGATCGCAGTGGACACCGCTTTCGCTGCGCCGGCCACGCCGGTCTTCTCCACGCCCTTCTGCAACGCGGCGTACCGGTCGAGCTTCCCGACGAACTGCGGAACGGACGTGGAGGTGCCCATCACAGAACCTTCACTGTGATGGGGCAACCAAGGAACGACTGGCCGCCGATGAGGAACTCTTCCTCGTCGCCCACCTGTTCAACCTTCACCATGGCGGTGTCCTTGAGGAGGTCGCCGACGCGTTCGACGAGGTCGTCCATGTCCATCGTCCGGGTGTCGTCGGCCATGTCGACGACACAGATCGCGTCGAACGACGAGTGTGGCGCCCGGGCACCCATGTACGGGATCGCGGGGTAGCCGTTGCGGCGAACCACGACGGCTGGCACGTGTGGAAGGGTGGCGGTGAGGAACGGCCAGACCTGGACGTCGTCGAGCGCCTCGAGCACTTCGGTGAGGAGCACCCTCGCCTCGGCGGCGGTGGTGGTCATGCGATCCCTCCGACACGGTCGAGGCGGCGGTAAGGGGCGAGGAGCCGTCGGGCGTCGGGGTCGCCGGTCTGGGAGACCCGGGATGGCAGGTCACCGAGGGCGACGATCCCGTACGGGTCTCCGGGGCGCTTCGACAGCCAGTGCGCGTGGAGCTTCGTCGCGGTCTTCACCGCCTCGGGGACGGCGGGCCATCCCCACTTCGCCGTGACCTCGATGAACGTGCCGCACCAGGTGACGTACTGGAGCGGGTTGATCTGCCAGTAGGCGTCCGCGAGAGCGGAGGTCGGGTCGGGGCCGACCCAGAAGTCGGTGTCGATGGTGCGGGTCGTCCAGTTGGTCCGGTCGATCGACGTGCGTACGGCGAGGTCGTCGAGGGTGGAGAAGTCGTCGACCCGGTCGGATTGGAAGATGCGCGCCTCGGCGGTTGCGTCGGCTGTAGTGGCGGTGAAGGTGCGCCCGCAGTAGGCGTCGACCATGCCGGACGCGACATCAATCAACGTGGAGAGGGTCGGGTCCTTCGACGTGACGTTGTCGGAGAGGCGAATCCAGTCGCGAAGCTCGGGGAGGGTAATGTAGGAGCTCACGGTCACCCCCCTGCGATCAGTTCTCCGACGGGCTTGTAGTACGGCCGACGACAGTCCTCCGGCCACCAGACTCGTCGGTCCTTGTGGTGACCGACTTCGATGTCGCAGTCGACGAGGACTCCGAACCCTGATTCGCGGGCTCGGAGGCAGAACGTGAGGTCTTCGCCGACCATCATCGGCTCGCCGGTCACCGGGTTGTCCCGGACGTCGGTGTTGAACCAGCTCCAGTCGCCGTCGGTGCGATCGCGGCGGATCGCTTCGAACACGTTGCGGTGGACGAGGAGACATCCGGTGCCGGTGGCCGCCACTTGTGTCGGGCCTGACGGGTAGTCGACGGGAGTGTCGAACATGCCGTCGCGGCTGTCGTAGAAGAGGTTGGGGACGGGTCGGCTCGAGCCGACCATCGCGCAGAGGGCACCGACGATGCTGTAGCCGGTCTCGTGTGCGCGGTCGATGAGACGGTCGAGCGTGTCCGGTTCGAGGACCATGTCGGTGTCGACGAACCATGCCCATTCGCAGTCGGTTCCGAGGAACTCGGCGACGAGCCCGTTACGTCCGCGGGCGAGGTTGGCGGTGCATTCGTCGTACTTGACGCCGCGGAAGATGCGGCGGTGGTTCTGGTCGTGGACGTGGAGTCCGATGAGGGAGAGGACGTGACGGTCGGACAGGTCGTGGCCGTCGGTCACCGTGAGCATCAGCACGGACATCAGATGACCTCCGGTTTCCGCCACCAGAACGAGTGGGCGACGAGCGCGAGGGGTAGCCAGGCGGTCGGGATGACGAGAGCGGCGGCGATCGCGAGCGTCGGGCCGGCGGCGGTGTGAACCAAGCGGACGGTGTCGGTGGCCACGAGGAGTTGGGCGTAGGCGGCGGCGAGCGCTACGGCCACCCACCAGGACGGCCGGTAGAGGGCTGCGAGGCAGAGCCCCCAGGGTGCGACCATCACCCACGCGTCGCGCCACTGGCGTGAGGTGAGAGCGGTTCGGACCGGGTGGTCGTGGATCTTCTTGAGGTTCGGCTTCGCCGTGACCTCGTCGACTCGCGGTTTCGACGTGAGCGCTCGGACCGCGGGTGCGACAAGTCCGACGAGGAGGAGCGGGTTCCATGCCCACAGGGCGCACCAGACGGGCGCCGATTCCTTGATGCACGCCGCTACCAGGACAACCGGGATGGCGGCCCACCACCAGCCGTGAACCATCGCCGCGGCAGCCCACACGCCCACCGCCAACGCCGGGAGGTCGACCCCGACCGGACGGACCACAGCTGGTCCCCACACACCCGGCAGAGCAACCAGCAGAACAGCCGCTGCGGCGGCTTGCTGCCAGGTGGCGCCGCGTCCGGTAGCGAGAACGGCGACGCCACCAGCGGCAGCCGGCCACGACACGCCCCACACAGCCCACCAAGCGGTAGGGCGGGGGCCGCAGGCTCTGGGTAGGAGCCAGCGGAGGTGGAACGGTCGCGCAACGGGTTTGCCTTCGGCTGCCAGCCAGTAGCGCGCAGCGTCAGGACCCAACCTCATGCGATGGCCCTCATCGCTTGCTGGAGGTCGTAGGTGTCCTCATCGAGGAAGACGCCACCCTTGTCGTGAGTGGTCTTCACGCCGGTGTGGACGTACACGGGGAACCCAAGGGCCTTCGCCCGAAGGCAGAACGACAGGTCTTCGCCGAACTCCGTGAAGCCCCGCTCGGCGCCTTTGCCGATCTCGATGGGTTGGTACCAGTGGCCCGGCCGTTCGGCGTGCATCTTCTCGAGCACACCGCGGTGGATGAGCACGATGGCTGACCCGGTGGCGTCGACCTCGACGAGCGCGTCGCGCGGGTAGTCGAAGACCGGAGCGAACCCGACTTCGGTATCGGTTTCGGCCATCCGGTACAGGGTCGGTTGGGCGCGGTAGCGGCGGGCGAACCTCGGGCCAGCGCCGTCGGACTTCATAGCGAACGCCAGACCACCGACGATCGGCCGGTCGGTCGGGTCTGCTGCTTCGATGAGCCGGTCGACCGTGTCGGGGTCGAACCCCATGTCGGCGTCGATGAACGTGAGCCAGTCAGCGGCCGATTCGAGGAACGTTTCGACGACCCGGTTGCGGCCGGCGTGGATCTGCCCTGCGCCCGTCTCGCGTCCGATGACCCCGTGCGGGTGCCCGACGATCCGCTGCGCGGTGGCAGCGTCGTAGAACATGAGGTCGAGGAGGCTGGCGTTGAAGCACGCAGCGACGTGGCCGGGATGGATGTAGCCGATCGACGCGAGGGTCACGGCCGCCGCGCCGCCCGCTTCTGCCCCGGGTTCGAGGTCGCTTCCTCGACGGGCTGCTCGAACAGTTCGGGGCGCTGGCGTACGAGGTCGTGGTCGGCCTCGTACTTCTCGCCCCGCCGGATGGTGTGAACCACTCCGGCGTTGTCGGTGATGACCGCGGACGCGGCCGCGTAGACGTGAGCCATGACGGGCTCTCCTTGCTGACAGGCGGGGTGACAGGCACCACGGGTGCGTCGGCCTGTCGACGACGCACCCGTGGTGTTCAGAAGCCGAACGTCAGGCGCTCGTCTTGTCCTGGAGCAGACGGAACGCCAGGTCGTTGACGCTGTCGGCACCGGTGCGCCAGTGGGCGTACCAGGCGCGCCGGCCGTCGGGCAGGTTGTTCGCCGTGTTGAACAGCTGCGGGATGTACTCGATCGCGAACGAGCCGGGCTTGTCGACGATCACGTAGTTCGAGAAGTCGCCGAACACGATCTCGTTGTCGCGCACCGTCGTCGTGACCGAGCTGGGGGCGTCGTCGGACTCGACGACCGGCTTGCGGTACAGCGAGTCGGTGGTGCCCTGCGGGAGGTCCGTCGAGTACGAGGCGCCGAGCGCGGTGCCGAGGTTCTGGATCGCGAGCGCCCAGATCGGGTTCATCAGCCACGTGCCCTTGCTGCGCCAGCGGACCGGCACGCTGCGGTACACCTCGTCGAGGTCCGCCTTGAAGATGCTCGCGGCGGTGTCGGAGATGATCTCGACGTTCGTGTTGGCGTCGAGCGCGGTGAAGATGCCGGTGGGCTGGTCGGTGCCGGAGCCGGTGCAGTGCGCCGTGCCCTCGAGGCGGTCCTTGGCGTCACCGAACATCATCAGCAGCTCGCTGGCGAACGCGTCGTCGAAGAACTCGATCGAGCCCTGGATGAGCGCCTGCGCCTTGTGGACCGGGATGGAGGGCCGGTCGAACGTCGGGCTGTCGTCGGACACCTCGGTGAGCTGGGCGTCGAAGCTGGCGGTGATGCCGGCCGAGGTGATGCCCTGCCACGACGAGTCCCCGGGACGGGTGAGCGTGACGACCCGCGAGATGGCGCGGACCGCGTTGCTGGTCCCGGAGTTGGTGAGGATGATCGTCGGGTCGAGGTGGGTCGGGACGAGGTAGTTGCCGTTCGCGTCCGTCAGGGTCGACAGAGCGGTGCGCTCCTCGTCGGTGAGGTACATGGCGCGGCCGGTGACGACCTTCGCCCACGCGTCCGAGTAGACCTCGGTGGATCGGGCGAGGATGGACCGTGCCCAGGCGATGTCCTTGCGGTGCCGCAGGACGATCTTGCGGGCGTGCGCCATGTTGTCGGGGTCCTCGACCTTGCCCTCGAGGCTCCGCGTGACGGCGTCGGCGAGCTGCTGGGGCGTCGCGGAGCGGTCGGTGAGCGTGTCGACGGGGTCGGGCTTCTCGATCACCTGGAGCGACGGACGTGCCGCGATGGCCGCCGTGCGCTTCTCGACCTCGACCAGCTCGGCCTCGCGGGCGAGCAGTTCGTCGAGCTCGGTGTCCATCTTGGTGATGTCGGCCTGACGTGCCTCGACGGTGGACGCCTCTTCGGGGGTGAAGGAGCGGTTCTCGGTGATGCCGAGGTTCGCGATCGTCTCCATCTCTTCGATGGCGGCGGCGCGCTTCTCGGTCAGCGCAGCGATCGCAGCGCGGACCAGTTCGAGTGCCTTCATGGCGGGGGTCCTTTCGGGGGGTTACCGCTTGGCCCGGAGGGCGGCGGCGAGGGTGAGCACGGCACGCGGATCGGTGCCGGCGGACCCCGGAGTGCCCGTGTGGGCGGCTGCGGGGGGTGCGTCCTCGGAGTGCCGGGTGGCGGCTCCGAGGTCTGCGAGAAGTCGGGTCCGCTGGGTGTCGTCCAACTCAGCGAGGAGGGAGCGGACCCCGACGCTCGTGGCGTCGTACGCGGGGAACACGACGGGACCGAGCTCGAACAGTTCGACCTCGCGGATCGTGCGGAGCGGGATGTCGTCGGACTCGTCCCACTCCTCCTTGACGACACGGAATCGGAACGACATGCCGTCGATCGCACCGCCGGCGATCGCTTGGCGGATCGGTTCGACTCGGGGGTTGTCGAACATGCGGGCCGAGACGAACAGTCCCCGCTTGTCCTCGGAGATCGAATCGACCGACGCGATCGGCACCGAACCGGTCGCGATGTCGTGGCCGTGGTCGAACTGGATCACCGGCGTGCGCTCGCGGATCGTCTTGGCGAACGCCCCAGGGGCGATCGTCTCGTCGAACGTGCCTTCCCACGAGTCGATGCGGGTCGGCCTGTTGAAGACGGCCGCGTACCCCTCGAGTGTGAACCCGTCGCCGTCTGCCTTCGCTCGTTCGTCGAGGTCGAACGAGACGGCCCTGGTGAGGAGCGCCTTGGGTGCGTCAGGCATTCGTGGCCTCCGGTGGTGCGGGTGGGGCTGCGGCCCCGGGGATGCCGGGCTTGTCGAACTCCGGGTCGGACCAGGGCTGCTCGTCCTCGAGCGCCCTCGCCTGGTTGACGCTCATCGTCTTGTTCTTCAGTCGCCGGTCGACGACCTCGGAGCGGGTGACGGGGTCGGACCGGAGGAACGCGTTGCGGTTGAACCTGGCGATCTGCGGCTTAGGGAGGAGCCGGCTGAGGGCCTTCTCGATCCGTACCAGCGAACCCTCGAGGGAGTGCTTGAGGTAGTTCAGGTCGTACTGGGTGACGTTCGCGTAGGTGACGTTCTGCCCGGACGTCGCGGCGTACACCATGGAAGGAGGGACCTTCCAGAACCGGCACGCCTCCTCGACCGCGAACCGCATGAGGTCGAGGAACTGGCTGTCGTTCGGGTCGACCATGATCGGCTGATACGACGTGTCGGCCGACATGACCATCGGCTCGCGGTTGCCTCTCGTCGCTGCCAGGAACGCCCGCTTGAGCGCGGATGCCTGCTCGGATGTGAGATCGCCTTCCTTCGTGAGGATCCCGCCCGGGTGTCCGCCGTCGGCGAAGAAGTGAGCCCCGAAGTCGCGGGCGGCGATCGCCGCCCCGATCGTCGATCGGGCACGGTCGATGGGCGACTGGGCGAACGGTGTGCCGGCCTTCGGGAACTTGCCTGGCACGTGCCAGACGTCGCCGTAGGGCCACAGCTTGCGTCGAACCCCCAGGACGAGGACGGTGGGGACACCGTCGATGACGCGTCGGTCAGAGACGATGCCGGGGTCGATGAGCTCGATCGACGTCGGCAGGGCGGTGGTGCTCGTGATCTCGCCGAACGAGTTGCCGTCGGTCATCAGCGAGTCGACGAGCTTGTACATCCACACGTCCTGCTCGTCGAGCAGTGACGGTTCCCGCAACAGCGATGGGGTAGGGGTGACCGGGATGCGCCGCTCCCCTTGGACGCGGACCCCGTCGATGGGCAGCGTCGACACCGACGTGGCGAGCGTGTCGATCACCGCCGAACAGGCCGCGTTCGTGACAGCCGTCTGGACCGACACCGGCACCGGTGAGTAGCCGACGAACTGGTCCTGCCAGAGGGCCGCGTACTGCGACAGGTTGATCGTGGAACGTTCCTGGGTATCGGCGGGTCGTGACCGGAGTCGTGCGAGCATCAATCACGCTCCGAGGCGACACCGACGAGCACGAGCGCCGCGCCACCGACGAGCCACCCGGCCGCCGGGTGAAGGACGGCGGCACCGACCGTGAGAGCGGTGAGCCCGGCGAGTTGTACGAGGGTCGCGATGGTCTGGCGCACAGGCGGCCCCCTCGATCTCAGTAGGCGAAGAACGACTGCTCGGCCTCGACCTCGACTGGCAACAGGGCCCGAGCGATCGTCACCGCGACCAGCGGGGAGATCGGCACCGTCGCCTGCCGGCGGTCCCACACCCACGCCTCAGCGAGAGGACGCTCACCGGCGTCTTCACCAGCGAGGTCGAGCGGCTGCTGGTTCTTCGGTCGCCGCAACCGTCCTTCGACGACATCGGTGTAGAACCCGCCGCACGCCTGCTGGTACTCACGCGACCCCAACTGCACGAACACGTCCGAGTCGATCCCGGCGTCCCGCAACGCCACCATCACCGGGCCAACCTGCGCCCCGGCCGGGCCGGCGCCGTTGCACGCCACCTTCGTCGGCTTCCACTCTGCGATCAACTCGACCAGTCGCTCCGGCAGCCACGCCACGCCCGGCCGGTGTTCGATCACCTCGACGTAGGGGCTGCTGATCGTGCCCAGCCCGACAGCGATGCTCGAGGTCTTGCCGTCGATGTCGACGTCGTAGGTCAGCGTCGCCACCGGCGAGTCCGGCGACTCCGTCACGCGCGCCGTGTCGCGCCACGCCTCTACCGGCAGCTTCGGATCCCCATGCTCGTCAGGCAGCGGGTCGAACACCCCGAGACGTTCCCGGGCGAACTGCTCGGCCGGCATCGCCGCGAACTCCGCCTCGACGTACTCCTCAGCGATCCGGTAACCGAACGCTGGATTCGCCATCGCCCACAACCGGCGATCCGAGATGTCGATCGGCCGCGACATCACCTTGCCGGACTGCTCGTCGAACCACACGTCCTCGGCGGTGTGCTCGCAGTACGCTAGCCGGCCGGCGTTCCCGGCGAGCGCACGTTTCCGCAGCGCCCACAACTGGGTACTCATCGCCAACCCCGACGACGAGCCGAACCAGACCTGCGGATTCGGTGACGTGGACAGGGTCGGCAGGGACGCGGCGACGTGCTCCGCCATGAGCGCGTACGCCTCGTCGTAGACGACCAGGTCAGCGCCGGCGAAACCTCGCCCAGCGCCACCGGTGCGAGCTCGGTACTTCAACCTCGCACCCGACATCAGCTCGATGCCCTGCTCGCCGTTCGCGTACCGGATGCGAGCAACCTGCTTCGACAGATCCGGGCAGCCGTCCACGATCGCGGCCATCCGCAGGAACGCCTCGTTCGCCGTCGCGAATTCGTGTGCCGTGTGGATCAACAGACGCTCGCCGAGCAGGAACAGGCCGGCGAGCTCGCGGATCTGCTCGGTGTCGCCCTTGCCGTTCTGCCGAGGCTCGACGTCGGCTACCTCGAACGCTGCCCACGAACCGTCCTTGCGCTCACCGAGCGCGGTCCGCAACGTGAACCGCTGCGACTCGTCGGGATCCATCCCGACGGCCTCAGCTAGTTCGATGGCTTCCGTTGCTGCGTCGAGGCTGTGAACGTCGGGCGGCAGGTGAACGATCTGCGGTTCCTGCACCCCCAGCAGCGGAGGCTCGAGCGTCGCGCTTCTTCTTGAGCTCATCGACCTTCGACCCCGCCTTCGGCTCGGCGCCCTCGATGGCCTCCAGCTCCGCCCACACCGCGCGGAGCTCCTTCGACAGCGATGCCTGCGCCGCCGGCGGAGTGCCGGGATCCTTCAGCGCCGCCGACAACTCGTCCCGAGCCTCCTCCAGCGCCTCACGCCGGCCCACTGGGCCTCCCGTGATCGCGATAGAGAGAGACGCGCACGATGGCGAGGGTCTTGGTGGGGTGTGTGGTTCCTAAAAAGGTCACCACTGTCTCGTGGTCTGGAGTCGGGCGCGGCGGCGGGCGCTGATGGCTTGTCCGGCGCGAGCGTTGCAGGAGCGATGTTCGGCTTGGAGTGGTCCGCCCACCTGGCCGTCGTTGAGGTGGCCGGCTTGCCAGGGGTCGTCGGGTCGGGCTGGTTGGCCGCAGCGCCAGCAGGTTGTGGCAGGGTTGGCGTTGGCCCGGGCGACGACGGCTCGGGCGCGGCGTTGGTAGTCGCCGCGGTAGTGGTCGCGGTTGCGTGCCGGCATCGCTTCTCCCCCGGACGCGGCGAGAGGCCCGCACCGTGGCGGACCCCTGCGGGTCAGTGCATCGACACGACACACCGACTAGCGGGAATCATGCCCGCTGTTGGCGTCACGGTCAAGGACCGTGGCGTCACAGGCCCAACCTCCCGATGAAGCGGCAGCGGAACGGCCGCCAGTAGCGAGACCCATCGGGCCCACGCATCTTCCCCGCCGCGCACGCGCCGGGATCGGATGGTTTCCCCGGCTTGCTTGTCAACCTCCACCGGCGATGACACTCCGGGCACCGCCAGATCGCGTCGTTCTTCACGTCCTCGGGGACCGGCTCGAGGAACTCGGCGCAGTCGTGGCGGCGGCGCTCCCTGGGCCCCTTGGTCAGCCAGTGAGCGAGCGATGGCCACTCCGACGGCACGGCGCTGGGCGGCGGGGGAGCGGGCGTGTGCAGAAGCGGGTCGGTCGCGGCCCGAGCGAGGTCCTCGGCATCGCGCCATGCCATCCACTCGTCGTCCGAGCAACCAGGCGGTGGTGGCGGCACGTGGAGCGACTTGGGCGGTGGGGGAGCGTTCTGGGGCTGGCGCGTGCCCCTGTAGATCACGTCGCTGTCGTCGAGAGGGCGCCAGCCCCTTCGGCGCGTCACCGTCCCCACCACCGTCGGATGCGCTCGGTGCCGATGGTCACGCTGCGTCTCCTCGGTAGGTGGTGCGGTCGCGTTGGTCCTTGCAGTCGTCGCACTGGCAGTTGCCCTCGTGGCCGCGGCGGGCACGTTGGACCTCGGACAGGTCGGGGCGGCTGTTGCGGCGGGACCACGAGTCGCACGACGAGCAGAGCCCGGAGCGGAGGCGGTCGTCGGTGGTGCCGGGGCACCAGTGGCCGCAGTGTGCGCGGCACCAGCCTTGGCCGACGGGTTCGGCGGTGAGGCGGTCGGTGATGCGGGAGGCGACGGTGGTGACGTCCTGCCAGCAGTGGCGGAGCGTGCCGACGGCTCCGGTGATGGCGAGGTCGATGTCGTCCATGAGTTCGTCGATGTCGGCGAACCCGACGAGGCTGTCGCCGGTCGGGTCGGAGTGGGAGCCGACGGGGCGTGGTCCGTCGGCGCGGCCGGTGGGGTGGCCGTCGGGGGCGAGGATCTGGGCGGCCTGGTGGGCTTTGGGGAGGTCGAGCTCGAGGGCTGCGATCGTGAGGCGGGCTTGGCGGAGGCGGAACAGTTGGGCTTGCAGGGTGGTCACTGGTTCTCCAGAGGGGAAGCGGGCGGACGGGAGGTCGGCGCGTCGATGACGACTGGGGCCCCCATCGGGTCAGCGACCTCGTGGGCCTGGTCGATGGCGTGGCCGAGGTGCTCGTAGCTCTCGGTGGACCCGTAGAGCTTCCGGCCGTTCGCTGCGATAGCCACCCAACGCCACTGGCAGACAGCGTGCTCTTCGTCGCGTGGCACAGGTGTCCACACGTACGCGTCGCCGCCGAGCATGTAGCTCTTCGCCTTCCATTCCGGGCGTACGTGGAACGTGGGCAGGTGCTCCTCAGCAGCCAGGAGGGCGGCGACGCGTTCGGTCAGGTCGCCGATGCGGTCGGTCACGTCGGTGACGGAAGCGAGCCGGCCGTTCGTGTGCAGCTCGTTGAACCCGAGCGCGACCGCTCGCCATCCGTCGCGGGTTGGGGGTGGTTCGGTCATCGGTTCTCGTTTCTGGTCAGAGGGCATCACGCGGCGGGGTTGTTCAGACGGGGTCGATGCTTCCCGATGCCGAGGTGGGCGCGGACAGCGTCGAAGTCGCCGAGCGGAATGTCGGCGGCTAGTTCTAAATCAGTTCTTGAGTAAGTTCTGCGGTCACTCTGACCGCATTCAGCGGTCTCTCCGACCGCATTCGGGTCACGATTGACCGCATTAGGCGGACCTAATGCGGTCTCTCTGACCGGGTTCAATGCGGTCTCTCCGACCGCATTCCCCTCGACCAATGCGGTCACCGTGACCGCATTCGGGACGAACAGCAACGTGTACCGGTTCCCCGCCTGACCGCGCCCACGCACCACCGAAATCACCCCCATCGCCTCCAACTCGTTCACAGCTCGACGCACCGTGCGGTCAGCGAGCCCGGTGCAGCCCATCAGGGTCGGCACAGACGGCCAGCAGACGCCCGTGTCGTTGTCCGCGAACGTCGCCAGGTGGATGAGCACCAGCCGAGCGTTCGGCGACCCCACACGTAGCCTCAGCGCCTCGTCGACGGGTCTCACGCCGCCGCCTCCGGTCGTGTCGGGACGGCGTCGTGCTCGACCACGTCGAGACCGTCGTCGTCGAGGACCCAAGTCCCACAAGAGCGGCATCGGTCGATCGTGGCGAACCCCCAACCGCAGTAGCGGCGCTTCAGACCGGTCAGCGGTTGGCGGCACGTCGGGCAGTGGGTCGGGTAGCTCACGACGCCCTCCGCCACCGCAGTTGGTCCCGCCGCAACTGCCGGCGTTCCTCGAGGGTCAGGCCGCCCCACATGCCCGTCGAGTCCCGCTCGTGACGCAACGCGTGGGCGAGGCAATCGCCCGATACGGGACATGTGCGGCACACCATTCGGGCCTCGGCGAACGGGTCGGCGCGGCCCGGTCCGCCCTTCAGTTCAGGGAACCAGATGCTCGTCGCTTGGCCGCGGCACGCCGCGTCACCATCCCAGGCGGACGTGTCGACCTCGGTCGCGAACTTCACGACGCGTCGCCTCTCAGCTCGGCACGCTGCGCCTTCAACGCCCGCACCTTCGCCAACCCCAACTCGCGTTCGTCGCCGTTCGGCCACACCGACTCCGCGGGTGCGTCGACCTCGGTCAGCTCGACGACCACGTCGGTGCCGGTCCGGTAGAACCGGGGTTCCATCACCTCCACCCACTCGGGGGTGTCGTCGGGCCATACTCCGGCGTCCACGAGACCGTCGATGATCGGCTTCACCGTCGGATGCCAGTTCGCCGGGTCGCGGCGACGGGAGTCGCGCACCGGGAAGAACACGCGCACCTGGCAGCGGCCCAACTGGCCGAGTCGTTCCGCCTTCGCAGAGAAGAACGCTGTCTGCCGCCATGTTCTCGTCAGCTCGGCCTTCACGCGCCAGTGGGTGCGATGGTTCGCGTTGATGGTCTTCGCTGGCGGGAGGAACCGGATGCGGGCCGTCATCGGGGTTGCCCTTCGGCTCGACGGTTGCGTGCGGCGTCGCGGAGCGGTGCGTCCTCAGCGAGCTTGTCGGCGAGCGTGCCGCCGCGCGACAGCAGCACTCCTGGTCGCATGAGCCGGTCGAACCAGTGTCCGGTCATGATGCGTCCCCGTCGGTGAGGGCCCGCGCTTCAGCGTCGCGACGCTGCTGTTCAGCGAGCCCGTCGGTGCGGCGGAGCAGGTAGCCACGCCGGTAGCTGTCCTCCGGGTTCGCGTGGACATGTTCATGGCACGACACGCAGCAGTGCAGGAGGTTCCACCGGGCGTGGACTCCGCCTTGGGAGCGCATCCACCGGTGATGGAAGTGGGTGGCCCGGTTCCCGCACCCGTCGACCTCGCACACGTCGTTCGAGATGGCCCGCCGTTCTTCCTTGGCTGCGACCAGTTCGGGGGGGTCGGCCTTCCGGCGGGCCGACGACACGAGCCGCGGCCGGGCGGGCTTGTCGATGGGCATCCATCGGAACCCGGTCCACCGCATCCCCGGCGGATTCCCGGTGCCGCGCTCCGGCCGCTTCGCTGTGAGCGGAGTGCGACGGACGAGAGGTGTGCGCCTCATGGTGCGTCCGCCAGTGCGAGGTCAGCGGTGTGTAGACGGTCCGCTTCGTCCACACACGCCGCGATAAGCGCCTGCGCCTCATCGACCGGGTAGCTCGAGCGGACGTCGGTGACGACCGTGTCCCACGCCCGCCGGGCCAGTTCCTTCGCCGCCTCACCCTTCACGTCGAGCTGGTTGCGGATCTCGGTCAGCACCCCACCCTGAACGACCTTCGTCTCCCACTCCGGGATCGCCTGGTCCGCTTCCGGTGCTCGCGAATGCTCGGGGTCCTCGCTGTCCGCGATGGCGAACACCTGGAGGAGCATCTGCTTCTCCGCCCCCGTCATCGCCTTGTTCTGACTCTTGTCGCTGTTGTCCGCCCCCTCGCCCCGACCCTCGGCCTCGATGTACGACCCGTCCGGCCCGTAGATCCGGTACGTGACGATGAGACGGCACCGCTGCCACGTCGCCCCGCTCTTCGCCTGGTACTCGGCGTCCTGCGCGTCGCGGATCTGATGCGGCGCGTAATGGACGCCGTGCTTAGCCAGGACCGGCTTCAGCTCGGCCTTGATGCCCTCGATCCCCCGGTACGCGTACTTCTGGGGGCCTTCGGTGATCCGCGAGTTCTTACCGATAGCGGGCATGTCGCCGATCACCTTGGCGATCGCGGCATGCACCTGAGGTGTGGTTTCGCTCACGCTGCCACCCCCTCATCGGGTTCCTCGAGGTCGACACCGAACGCCCGGGCGAGCCACACGGCATCACCCCGGACACGCGCCTCGTCGCGGTCCCCGGGCCCGGAGGAGGTGAACTCGCGGCCGTCGCGGTAGACGATCCACCGCCACCGGTCCTCGGTTCGCAGCGCCCGCCCCGACTGCGTGTACACGTAGCCGAGCGAGACGCGTTCGGTCGTGAGGCGGACGCGCACGCCGGCGTCCATGAGGGTCTGTTGGTCGGGCATCAGAACGGTCCTCTCGGGTCGTCGGTGCAGTCGCAGAACTCGTCGGGCCCGGCCGGGTGGTGGACCCACATGGGGCGCCGGCAGATGTGGCACCACGGCCCGTCGGTGGGTGGGAGTCCGGCGAGGATGTCGTCGCGGATTTGGATCGCTTCGGCGACGAGCTCGTCGACGGTCGAATAGTCGCGGTCCATGGTGGTGTCGCCGACGGAGAGTCGGATCGCGTCAGGGAGACCGGGTGTCGAGTCGAGGGCGATCACGACACTGCCTCCAGCGTGGATGGCGTCGCGATGGCGGACAGGATGTGCTCGGCGAGCAGCGGGGGGACGGCGTTGCCGTTCTGCCGGAACTGCGAGGTGTGCGATCCGCAGAACGTGAAGTCATCGAGCGTGGCGTCGACCGTCCGGCGGTGCACGCCGTTGCCGGCGGTCCAGGTGCACGCCAGCTCGTGGGAGCGGATCGTCGTCGGGTCGTCGAGCGGATGAGCGGTCACGAGACCTCCGACAGGTCGGAGAACAGCGACGGGACGGAGCGGTCGGTGGCTTGGAAGATGAGCAGCGTCGAGTAGTTGCGTCGCAGGTGCTTCTGCGCGGTGCCGGGCGGTTGCGGCCGGTACGACTCGATCTGTGCGGCGTCAACGAGCCGGCAGCCCAACGCTTCGGCGTGGTCGGCGAACATGCGCGTCTGCCACCGCACCTTCCCGCCGTTGACCTGGTCCTGGCACTTCACGAGCACCCACCCGTCGGGCCGGACGACGCGCACGCATTCGGTGATCCCGAGGCGGATCAGCCGGTGACGTTCCTCGCGTGACGCGACGAGGTCGACGCCGTACGGTTCGTCCGCCGCGCTGGGGGTGCCGTTGAGCTTGTAGGGCGGGTCGAACACGACTGCGTCGAAGCTCGCCGGGTCGAACGGCAGCGCGGTGAAGTCGACCGGGTAGCCGATGGGAGACTTGGCGGGGTTGAGGTCGCAGCCGGTGAGGTCGGCGGGTTGCCAAAGGGTCCAGAACCGGCCCTTGCCCCAGGTGGGGTCGAGCGTGCGGTAGTCGTCGTGCAGGTAGCGGCCCATGCGGCCGAGGTCCGCGATGAGCTCAGCGTTCGTCGCCCATGTCCCGTGGGCCATGAGCGGCTCGAGCACGTCGGCGCCGCTCACGTCTCTGCTCCTGTCGCGTCTCGGGGGAACGAGCGGCGGGACCGCGCGACGTGGCGGCGCCAACGCACCTTCGCCTCCTTCGGCCGCCCCTTCTTCGTCGGGAACAGGGCGCCCTGCCGCGCTCGTGGCCGCGACGGCGTGTCGAACGAGTCGACGTCACGGGCCGGTCGCTCAGCCTCAGCGACGAACCCGGCGGCCTTCACGCACGAGCCGCACTCAGAGGCGAGCGTGTACGTGACGACGTCCCAGTAGCCGGCGGCTTCGGCCATCCGGCAGAGCGCCCCGTAGACCATGCTGCACACGTTCGGCGCGCACGTCGTCGCGACTCTCGTGGCGGCGGCGGTGCGTCCGTCTTGGAGGCCGCGTCCCTCCGGTCGACCGAGCACTCCCACAGCTGCACGCTGTCCGTCGATCTCAACCGAGGTTCCGCCGATCCATCCGACGGGCTCGTCGTTGTGGGAGTGGTTGGCGACGATGAACGCGAACGCGTCCTTCTGTGTGATCGGCGTGAGCACGGCGTCACCCATCGGTGGCTCCTGTCGCGTCTCCCGAGGTGTCGACACCGAGGGCGGCCAGAGCCGCGCGGGTCGCTTCGAGCGCCGTGTCGTGGTCTGTGTCGGGACCTTCGTCGTCGACGAACCGGGCACCCCAGCGGCCGTCGCGGAGCGGGCAGACCGCGGCTCGGAAGCTCTCGTCGGTCTGCGGCCAGCCGGGTACCTCGTGGATCTCGACGGAGTTGTCCTCGAAGACGACCGCTACGCTCCACCCGTCGGGTAGCACGTCGGCGACATCGGCTGCGGCTTCGACGAGTCGTTCCGTGGCCGGGTCGCGGTAGGGGGCGGTGCGCTCCCAGCGCCGCAGCTCGGCGACCGCGGCGTTCAGCGTCTCCAGGTCGCGATCGTCGATGGCGATGCGCGAGATGAACTCGGCGTAGTCGGCGAGGCGGTCGACCAAGCCTTCGGGGGCTTGCGGGGCGGTCACCGACAGCCTCCGTGTTGGCACTGGGGCAGGTCCGTGATCGACCTCTCGTCGAGCGATCGGCGGATGACCCGATAGCGGCTGTTGCACCCGCGGCGGTACAGCGGCCCATCCGCTCCGTTGCTGCCGGGGACGATCCACCAGGAGTGGACGGTGGCGGTGCCGAGCTTGCGGGCTCGGAGCAGCGTCGGTCGTTCGTCGTCGCGCGGCTGCGGGGCGGTCACCGGGCACCCCCAGCAGCGAGCGCGGGGGTCGCGCCGAGCAGCGTCACGTCTGCGATCGCGTCTGCCTTCCAGATGCACCCGCTCGCGCAGTCCCACGAGTAGTACCAACCGACCTCCACGTCGAGCCGCATCGACCACAGGTACGGAGTGATGACGATGCCGTCGTGGGCCGACTCCACGTCGCGCCACCTGATGCCGTAGTTCCCCACGTCCTCGTACTCCCGGTGGAAGCTGCGCAGGTCATCGGGCGTGCCGATGTGGAGGACGTTCGCGTCGGGAGCGAGCGTCACCGCGTGTTCCCACGGGCCGATGTCCCACGACTCGACGCGGCACCAATCCGACCAACCCCATACGTCCTCGCCGCCCTCGACGCTGATCCACAGGCCGACGGGCTTGTGGGCGCGCTGCTCGGGCCATCGACCCTGGGGGAAGTCGTACGGCTCGATGTGCTGGCAGAGGGAGTAGTGCCGAAGTTGGCAACGCCAATCGCCGCTCATGGCGTCTCTCCTGGTGTCCCAGCCGCGGATCGGCGCGCGATGTCCAACTCGTCATCATCGACTTCTTCGATGGGCACGAACCGCGCGCAGGAGCAGCGGGACCGTGTGCACGGGCCGATGCGACTGTCCTGGTCAACGATGTCGAACTCGTGCAGCGATTCGTCGTGGTCGCAATTGGCGCAGCGGTCGTAGCTGCCGCTCATGGCGTGTCCTCGCTTCGGGGAGCCGGAACAACAGGCGCAGCCGCGGGCGGGTCGATGGCTTCGGTGACATCTCGGCCGTCGTCGGCGGGGAGGTCATCGTTGGTCCACTCGATGTGGGCGACGTGCGGACCGTCGTGGCCGACCAACTGGCCGCACTGCACGAACGTGGCGTCCGAGCCGAGGAACGGTCCCTCGATACGAGCGGGGCACGGCACGCTCACGCCGACGGGCAGCAGCGTCTCCGCGTCCAGGTGGATGACCGGCTCACTGCTCATCGGTCGCCTCCGTTGCTTCTGGGGCACTCGCCGACACGGCTGGGGGAGACACCGCGGTGGGGTTCGGGGACGGGCTTTCGCCCGCATAGCTGCTCGCCTCGGCTGGCGGTGCTCCCGGCGTCGCAGGGGTGGGCCTCCCGGCAGACCCCCCGGGGACTTCCCGGTCCGACGTTCCGGCTCTAGACCGTGACTCTCCAGTGTCAGGTGGCGATGGGACAGGTTGGTCGGGATCCGATTGCATCAGGCCCGTCCCCGAACGAACTTCCGGCGCGGCTGGGGGAGACACCGCAGACGCGGCGAGCGGTGGCGCGAGGTCGCGGGGGACAGCGAATGCTTCGAGGATCATCTGATCCCCGGTTGCTGAACATGACGGGTCGCGGCCATCGCGGGCACGCGCCCACCCGTGCCACGCTCCGGCGATCAGATCGAACAGCGCGTCGGAATGCTCGGCGGGCATCCGAGACGCGTCGACGCGGACCTGCCAGTCGCCGGGCTCGGGCTCGTCCCACTCGCGGTCGCGGGGAACAGCAGTCCCCGAACCGAGCGCGCGGGCTGCCACGTCCTCAACGCGGTGTCCGGCGGCTGCGTTCTCCGCTCGGGCAGCGTCGATGACCTCAGCCGTCGTCTCACCGGGGTCGAACCCGAGCACCGTCGCCACGCTGAGCAGGTCCCTGAACCCGACCCCCACGCCGTGCGTCATCCACGCGATGAGGCAGAGGCCGATCGCCTCTCCGGCCGCGTCCACGACGCTCGACAGACGGCGAGCATCTGAGATTGCCTCATCCCGCTCCGCTCGGAGTCGTTCGACTTCGCTCGCGTCACCCACGGTCGGGCCCCCGCACGATCCGCACCGGCGACGACATCACGCGGCCGGCGCGGGCCTCGCGGCGCATGAACGCCCACAAGCCGCCATCGACCACGACCGCAGCCACCAGGAGCCACCAAGGGATCGACGAGAGGATCACGACGGCACCACCAAGCCCGACTCATCGACTCGCCACCCGGACGGGAGCACCGTGTAACGGTCACCCCGCGGCGCGAACCGCCGGTCCGCCGAGCTGAGGTCCGCCCAGCGGAGGTCCGCCGAGCGGAGGTTCGCCGAGCGGAGGTTCGTCCAGCTGAGGTTCGCCGAGCGGAGGTTCGCCGAGCTGAGGTCCGCCGAGCGGAGGTTCGCCGAGCGGAGGTCCGCCGAGCGGAGGTTCGCCGAGCGGAGGTTCGCCGAGCTGAGGTCCGCCGAGCTGAGGTTCGCCGAGCTGAGGTTCGTCCAGCTGAGGTCCGCCGAGCGGAGGTT